AGCTTCATACTGTTCCGCCCTTTGTGGTTCATAGTATGTAGATGTTTCCTGAATTAGTGGTGATACCTGATTGACATAATTTGTAAATAGCGAAACATAGCTTAAAGGTTTATAAGTTAAGCCAATATTCCCTCCTAGTCCAGTCTCATCCTTGTCGAATTTTTTTACATGGTTTAAAGATGCTGTTGGATTATTATAGTCGTATCTTAATCCTGTATTGATTATGTTGTTTGCATACACGTTGCCGCTGACAGAGGCTAAGCTGGTATTAACATTACTAGCCGTAATATTTCCTGAGGTGCTGATTGTGTTGCTACCAAACGAAGCTAAAAAAGTAGCCACATTTGAATTGCCATACAAGGCCGGCAATCCTGACAGTTGACTACCATTTCCCAAGATATAATTGCCAGTGACATTGCCTATTACACTGACTAATGTTCCTGTGAAATTAGTAGCAGATATGTTGCCGCCAGCATTGACATCTCCAGATATATGTAGTGTGGCATTGGAATAGATGTTGGCTGAACTTGATATTATCCCAGCAGTCAAAATATTGCCACCTACCACGTTGCCAACTGTAGTTATGTCTCCAGTGGCGCTAATTAGTCCGTTGCTGACAATATTACCGCCACGAATGTTACCTTGAGCAATCACAGTTGTGCCAGCATTAAGACTGCCTGTGGCGCTGACCAATCCGCTGGTAAGCATGTTACCGCCAGTGATATTGGCAGCGGAAGTTACTGTTGACGTGGCTGAAATAAGTCCTACGGTCAAGATATTACCTCCAACAATGTTGCCTTGTGCAGTGACCACACCTAATATAGAAAATGTATTGGATCCTTTGTTGTAGGTCATACCAGCCGCTGCATCAGCATTGCCATTGGTGTTGAAAATAACTTGTGTATTTGCACCTGGAACTACGAAATTGCCTGTCACGTTCCCAGCAAAAGTTCCTACAAAATATCCAGTGGTCACAATATTGCCTGTGGCACTTACTATGCCTTGAGTGGTTATATTGCCTTGTGTTGACATTATTCCGGTACTCAGTAGATTGCCGCCTGAGACATTACTGGTAGCAGAAATATAGTCTGCAGAAATATTGCCTGAGTAAACGGGTAAATAATTTTCTACATTGGCATTGCTATAAGTTGCTGGTAGTCCAGTTAAAAAAGCACCATTACCAAAAATATAATTGCCGGTGGAAATATTACCAGTGGCGCTGAGTTGGGTAACATAAACACCAGTATTAGCAAAAACTGCCACATTGCTGGTGCCGTTTATGCTAACATTAGCATTAGCGTTGGCACTAAGGATTTCAATGATGCTGAGACCATTTTGTATTTTGGTAGCTGATATATTGCCCGAAGATTGTATCTGCGCCCAAACTGCACTGTTACCTGTGTAATTTTCAAAACAGTAGTAAAAATAGTCAGCGTCTGATGCATACCATCCAGCTTGATCGCCAACATTACCTATCAGGGTTGTAGGAGGATTAACCTGTGCACGAGCATACAACTCAGTGAAATTTGTGTTGGTTTTTATAAAAGCTGTGCGTACAGGATCACCAGCACCGTCATTGGGTGCAGTGCCTACATTGATAATCAATTGAGTCATAGATGGTTGTCCTCTGCTGGTATTTAGCAGATTTCCTACGCTCAATGATTAGGAATCAGCCAGGACTAAAGCTACTACCGCAACCACAAGTGGTCTGAGCATTGGGATTATCAATTACAAAACTACTACCGTGTAGGTCTTCTCGGTAATTTACTGTGGCCCCTGTAAGATACTGGCCACTCATTGAATCTACTAGAACTTTGACTCCGTCAAATTCAAGATTCCAGTCATCATCGTTAGCTACTTCATCAAATGTAAATCCATATTGCATACCGCTACACCCGCCACCTTGTACAAAAACACGCAACTTTAATTCAGGATTGCCTTCTTCGGCAATGAGTTCTTGAAGCTTACTAGTAGCAGATTCTGTCAGTGTCATCATAGTCTTTCGTTGCAAACGTCCCAGTTAATAATTTTCCAAATGTTATCTAAATAACGTTCTTTATCCCATTGATAGTCAAGGCTCCAGGCATGCTCCCACCAATCAACAAGCACACATATATCTGTACGCACTGCATGGTTAGGTATGGTTTTGATAGTGCCGTTGGTACTCAAATATACCCACCCTGATCCTTGAATTTTCATCGCCGTTTCTTTAAACGCAATTTTAAAGTCTTCATAGGTCTTAAAATTTTCTTCTATCAAGGCCAACACTGCTCCTCGGGGACGGTTGGCACCTTTGGGTGCGTGTAATTGAGGGAAGAACTTGTTGTGTAAAAAACTACCAGCACGATTAAAATCTGGATTGCCTTCACCTGCATTGTATTTTTTAGCGTATCCCTTGGCCAAATGTTCAAAATGGTAATTGATAGTCTCTTTACTCATCACTGGTTCCAAGGCCTTTTCTGAATAGGGCAAAGGTGTAGTTTCCAGTTTGGCTGGTCGGGTAGAAGCTTCTACTAGATTAATTATTTCGCGCATATGAATATTTATATATTTAATGCTTTTGCATACTGATCCTGCCATAGCACAGATGCTGCAACATGTGCATCATCTAAAGGGTGCAATCCTGGGTCAGTTACTGCAAAGCCTTTTTGTTTGGACCAATCTAGAAAATTTTTTTCTTCAAACAACTGCATATTTGGATAAATTAATTTTTGTAATTCATTAATGTAATCAGGCGTGAGTGCACTGTGTTTGCAGTCCATATCAAACATGTCGTAGTCCATGTATGTTTGTATACTAGTTATATTTTTTTCTTTTAAATATGATTGAGCTGCACATATAGTTTGCAAATTTCTGAACTTATTCCATAATATACTAGAATTAACTCGTGTGGAGTAAAAATCAATCATGCCAATGGCCTGTGTTCGGCTTACAAGATTGTGTAATAATTCTGGTACACATGTAGGACCCAATGTGATCCACGTTTTGTGATCAACAATGTAACAATCCCACCGACTTGTCCAAGTCCAATTTATTACCGCCAATGTGTCTTTATGTGTGTTTGACGAAAACCAAGAATAAATTTGTTGTGCAATATAGTCGTTGCCGCATCCAGGTTTAGCATTACAATGATATTCGTAACCTAAATTTTTTGCAATTCTTCCAGGCCATCCCAATGAGCCATTGTTGTTGTTTTTTTGCTCTGATCCATAAAGAAAGCTATCACCAAAACCGACTATTTTTTTCATTATCGACGCCTTACTATGCGTCCACGAGTTAAATCGTAAGGACTAAATTCCATTTCCACTGTGTCGCCGGCTAGCACTTTGATATTATTTTGACGCATGCGACCATTCAATGTGGCCAATACAGGTGATTCAAAATTTGATATTTTAATTCTATATGTGGTGTTGCGTAAAACTTCTACTACTACGCCTTCCATTTTTATCACATCTTCTTTACTCAATTGTGACCGCTATCTTTCGTAATCTGTCCCACCTAAAACTACGCCAACCATTGGCGTTGCAATCCCAAACTATACACGTTTCTTTTTTGTCTATAAGTTCTGGTTTATCTGTGGCTAGTTTATTTACCGGTTTGGCACCCAGTGATTCGTTTAACGTGCAGGTCATTGATCTATAAGACCCGTCGGCCTTGGTAAATTCAACTTGCAATTGAGTTTCTTTTAGTACACTGTACATCCAATCTCGGAGTGCTTGTTGATCTGCTTCGTCGGCTTCTTGGTACCAGTTGCCTTTTTCACTTTGTAGCAACCGCCAAGTTTCATTTTTGTTAAATACATCTAGGTCAAATGTCATCGTCTCATCCTTGAAATATCAATGGCTTCTTCGTCAGAAAAAACAGGAACTGCATTTGACTTGTGCATGGTAGCAATGCCCTTGACCTTGGTACCTGTGTAAACCTTAGCCGGGGCCAGTGTAGCGACACCTGCACCAGAATTCAAACTGGGAATATGACGGGTATTACCACGTCCTACAGGCGCACTAAGTTTATATGTCAACGGCTCTGCTTTGAGCGCCCGGCTGCGTTTACGATCTTCTGCTTCAACACCTTGTGCTCGGAGCAATTTCTGCCAAGACTCTTCTAGTTCGCGAGCCCGACGTGCTTCGGCGGCATTTCGGAATTTTGTTTTGCCTTTGCGCTTGCCGTTTAAATTGAGCCAAGGGCCTTCTAAATGCATAGTCATAATTTGTCCAGTGATTATGTTTCAATAGCTAATTATAGCAAATACACAATTATATGTCAACCAGTAATTGATTTGTACCATATAGTATGCAATTTTTGGGTTAGGTTTATGTCAATTTGGGCGTGAAGTTCTGATTCTATAAATTTTACTATTTGATCAACATCTTCTGTGAAAATATCCTGGGCATTTATGGTAAAAATATCGTGTTCATCAAATAATTTTTCTATATATTGAATAGAATATAAACTGCTTTGCTCGTAAAACCAATAATCTCTGGCCAAATAGGGACAAAATTTTAACAGTCTATCATACGCTGCAGAAAATTTTTCTGGAAACGTTACTATTAAAAATTTACGATTGGTAAAAAATTTATCAATCTTTTTTTGTTGTATCCAAAGATATTCAGCCAGATGTCCGCACAATACGTTGCTTTGATTTTGCAATTGTGGTAAATTATCTAATAATAATTTTTCTTGCAAATTCATTATATTAGTTATATGCGCCGTTTTAATTCCAGGCTGATATTTTTCAAAATCAGCATGACGAGTAAATCTACTAGATAACCCTATCAAATTTGCTAAATGATTGCCGCCAAGGCCCGGTGCAAATATAACAAATAAATTTTCAATCATTTAAACAATATCAATGCCATTAATCCAGCTTGTATCATAAAACCTACACCAATTGTGATGATATTAAGGGCGTCTTTAAGTATAACAGCCCGGCCAAACATCAGTATAAGTCCAGCCCACATGAATAACACAATGTCTAAATTGGGTGTGCGATCGCTCAACCCAGAAAGCAAACTCAACAAAGTAGGAATGGTAGCACAGTGGATAATAACTGTGGCCAACCATCCCAGCGTTTCAGCTGAAATGTTAGGTAAATGCTCATCAATAAATTTTCTAATACCTTGCACAGCAGATTCAATGTTGGTTAATCCAAATGTCATAGTCGTTCTCCGTAAAATATGTGATGCCCTATCTGAGCGATTTCTGGTTTGTTCCATTGTACATGTATATAATCAGCATGATAGTACAAGGCATTTTTCATGCTAGGCAAACGAAAACCTTCTAGCAATACTTTTTTAGCTACTTCTTCGCTTTCATGCCAAAGCACTCCGTACACTGGTTTTGTTTTGTAAGTTCCGTCGCAATACCATGAAAATTGGCAAATGACTTTTTCGTACACAACATTTTTTTGGTATACCACTCCACAAACATCTGCGGCAAAATGTCCACTGGCCACACGATTCATTGTGACCTGAGCTACCGCTACTTTGCCTTCAAATGGTTCGCTGGCAGACTCCCAATAGATATTGCGAGTCAAACACTCCAGCTGACGTGTTTTTTCTTCTACACTGACATGTGCCAATTGCCAGGCTTGGTTTTGATTTTTCAGTTCAGCAAACTGTTTGCTGGTAACAGAGACTACTACAGCCATGACCATGAGAAGACTTATTACTTTTACTATTCTGCTGCCCCACCATGCCAAGGTGGTGGCAATGCGGTTGGTTGATTCAGTCAACTTTTTCTCCTTTTACCTAAATTGGATTAAGACGGTGCAGATTGAGATTGTGATCTATTGCCGATACAAAATCAGCAGATGTGTTTTCTGCACCCACAAATACTTAGTACCTGATCAAAATCTAGACCAAGATACTTGGTATTTTGTTATGTTTTTGCCATTATGTATATACTTATTGATAATTTTGTTTTTGAATTTGAGTTTGAACACGTTCATAAAGATCCGTGGGCATAACTGTGTTGTAAATGTCCGGCACACTCCATAATCGATTTTCTTCCTTGAGATTCAAATTAATTTCGGTACAGTACAACATGGCAGCTATGTTACATGCATTGTTTTGATCCATCCATATATTGTTTAGCTTGTTGTTTTTTTGTAAACAATTTATGTTGTCAATTGTGGGATATCGATCGTTGCATTTGACATATAGATCACTCAGCAGATCTACATCAAATGTATCACAAAAATCAATCACATGATCATAATAAGAATAATTTAACAGGGCATCTTGTTCAAAACAGTTTTTAGCAAATATGTAAACTTTAGAAAAAGTTTCCAGACTGAATTCGTTACGAGTAAAATTTGGCAGTTGAGTATACACATTTTTTCTTAAAAATAACAATAACTGTAAGTTTAATTTTTTAAAACTGGGTTTGATACGTATTTTGATTCCAGTAAAATTTACCAGTTGATCAATACTAGAAAGAGTGTGAATTTTGTAAAAATCTAAATTGGTTGTTGCTCCAACATCAAATCCAGAATATGCTAAATTATCAGTAAGCCATGCAGCCAAAAACCCAGATCTTGCACCAGGATCTGCATGTATTAGAAATTTAGTATTTTTCACTATTGTGATCGGTGATAGTTTTGAGCATGGACCACATTTGAGATTTTTCTTTTAACTCTGCCTCTAAAGCACGATACTGCTCGCCTAATTTTCTAAGTTGATCCCATTCAGCTTCTAATTCCGTGGCAGGGCGTAGAATGTTCAGGCGTTCTTCGATGTTTTTCAGCACACCAGTTAGACTGACGCCATTGATTCGGACATCAGCACCTTCGCCGCGAAGTTCGAGAGTTCCGCTTGGAGTTGAAGTGATAGGTGAGCTTGTGTATGTTCCATTGGTAGCATACACATACTGGTTGGATGCAGCCGAAATCTGTGTTGCAGCTCCAATGTTCATAGCGTTGGATTGGGGCAAGGTGCCCCAACCTGCTACTGTTCCTGTGCTGATAGTTAAATCATCATAATCCATTTTACTTGGCAGTACTCAATGCTTCTTTTTCTGCAGTGATTTCTTTACGACGCTCTTTGATGCCTTTGCTCATTTCTTGCAGGGCTTTTCTAGCACGAGCGGCAGCAGCTTTTACACCTTTACCTGTGAATTTTTCATTTTCAGCAATGTATGTTTCATAAGCGGCTACGATTTGTTCATGTTGTGTCATTTGTGTTTCCTTTAAATGTATAGTAATTATACGGCATTTTGCACACTTGTCAAATTTTGTTTAACCAGTTATGTGTCTACGATTCCATGTGTCCCATATGGTAACATCGTCCCAGTTGTGTTTCCATGTGACCATGAACAGGTTCAAGGTGTTGTGATCAAACAAGTGCATGCGTCCGTCATCAATTCGAGCGCGAGCATGTTTATTTGAGTTGATCCAGGCAGTGAATAAATTTTTGGCCTGAGGCGTTCTTAGTATTATTATAAACATGGCTTCGCCATGTTTATCTCGTGGTTGAGTCATTTAATGTAGGAATTGGTTGGCAGGTTGAATTCTAGCAAACTCAGTCAACTGCTCAACATATTTAGCAAATTCTTCGTCTATTATGACTTCTTTGTCGTCATGCTCAGATGCAGTCTGGTTTGATATACCCATTAACCGCATGAGCCCGCCCATGTGTATTTTGGTAATACCTTCTCGATAAAGCACCAACATGAGATGCATGGTAGCTATACGTATTATTTCTTCTTGTGTGTCGTCGTCAAGCATATGTTTAATTATCTGTTTTACCATCTTTCTGGCAGACTGTCAGACTTATTCCAATAGTTGTTGAGTGATTGATTGTCATGTAGTAGTGCATCAATCTGCGCTATCCATTTTCTTGTAGCAGTGGTTACAGGGATTCCTATACAATCTAAATACATTAGGTACTCGTCAGGAGTCGGATGATGGTCTGGTTTTTGGGGTTTTATCAGTCTGGCTATTTGAGTTCCTACAAAAATTTTTAATTTTTTTGGCCAAGAGTAATCTGAATATTTTTTAATATCAAGATTGAAAACTTCTAGACATTCTTTTTTAATATAGTCAGGCAACCTTTCAAATTCTTTGGCACTAGTACAAGGCGGCCAAGTTGGGTCTTTGATTTTATTATAATGTTGTTGCAGAGTGTTGTGGTTTTTTGTATGGTATTTTATTTTTAATCTTCTTGGTCTGGTTTGCCAATCACCGTGAAAAACTGTTGCCAAGACACTGGGCTTTATTTTATCCAAAACTGGTTTATATGCAATCAATAAATCTTGAAATTTGTTATTGTTATTACTTGCACTAATATTTTTAGTTCCAATTAAATCTTGTGGCAGTTCTATAGGTACTATAGACATCATGACCACACGACAACCTATACCGGTTAACAGTTGATCTATCATGTAGATAGTGGCCAAGTCTCTTATGTAGTAGCCCCTAATATCCGCAAATTTTTTAACATAACTTTTTGGATACACACCTTGTGTAAAAATATTTCCAGGGCTTAACCAAGATCCATTTACATAACGATCTTCTCTGGTCATATTTGACCACATGATACACACAGTGTCTTGTTTGGTAAACTTTTTTTTGATATGACACTCAATGATACTGTTGGCTATAAACTGATTGCCGCCTCCAGTTCTACCCCAATTTTCAAAAAAATCAAAATCTTTTGACAAGATATCAGCCCAGGTGGGCCAAGAATAACTGGTAAAACTGCAGCCAAATGTGAATAATCGTGTCATGGTAATTTAAATCTTTCGCCAAGATCGCCGCCAATCAAATTCACAAACTCTCGTATTTTGACTTTGTACTGTTGATTAAATTCAGAGTTGTGCTGCCAAGGTAGCCAAGGAGAATCCAATACCGACGATAAATCAAATTGCATTCGGAATGCTTTTCGTTCAGCGTGTCCCCCGATTCTGCGATGCAATGTGACTGAATTTTCAAACAATACCAAGTCATTGTCTGACTGATAATGATGATCAAAAATCCATTTTTTGTTCAAAATTAAATTGTTCAATTGGGCAAATACTTGCTGTGATTCGTGTTCAGACATGTTTTTAATTTTGTGTCGAGTATTCATAGGATAATGGATTCCTGTCTTGCCATTGGGTGCAACACATATCAGTGGTGTTTCTTCGCCGTCTTCGGGACAAAATCCCATTTTTAAATGCAATGCCAACATGCCGTCGGTATTTTCTTCAGAGTTCACTTGACCCTGAATGTATCGATGTACCAAGATCATTTCCTTTAATTCGCTTCGAAAACTGTCAGTGATTTCTTCATACAAGTCAATGGTCTGAACAAATCCAGTGGCGCTGCCTATCATGTGACTATGTCCCATTAATGCCACTGCTGGTGTAAACAACAAACTTGATGATTCGTCGCAATGCCAGTGTACCTCGCCGTGACTGAAATAACCCAGCATGTTTCCATGCTTATCTTTTTGTCCGTATATCCTAGTCAGATATCTACCATCACCACTGGGTTCCAATTGATGACTGCGAGACTCGGCCCATTTGCGATCAGTGGGATCCAGACTGTTCCAAGTAGACGGATTCATTGCATCAAATGTGGTTCCGTATTTTTTATAAAAATGCGCTCGTAGATTGGTTTTTAATGGACCAAATTTTGGAATCCAATCTAAGAATTGTGTTTTTGATATTTTGATATTTCGAAAAATCACCACTAGTTCTTTGACAAATAGCTGACCAAGTTCGTGCCATTCTGGCTCAGTCATGTGGTCCATGTCAATACCATCAACATAAACTCCAAAACTTCCCATCTGTCTAATAGGTGTAATTTTCATTCAAAATAATTATTTGGGTTATATAATATATATCATAAAAAATGGCACCGGAGTGCCATTTGCAAAATTATTCAGCAATTAGGCTTCTACTGCTGTTTCTGTACTAACAGTTTTAGCAGGAGCCTTGGCAGTTTTCACACTTGAAGCAGAAACTTTGAGCTCGCCTTTCTTGGCAATTTTAGTTTTTTCTGCCAACTTGTTGGCCACTGCATAGCCAGCATCACCTTCTGTGATACCTTGCTCTTGCAAATATTGCAAGGCCTGCAATTTGGTCATTGCATGCGGAAGTTCAATTAAGTTGATATCTGTACAACCAGCCTTGTTCAAAATCTTGTGACGAGCTACCAAGTCGTTAGCGAAACGAGCCTTGGTTGTGCCATCTGGGTTAGTTGCTGTACCTGCTACGGAGAAAGTTTTTTCAGTTGTTGACATAATAGTGTTGCCTTTTTAAGTTGCCTGTTGAGTTTAAAATTAATGTTAGACTTGCTAACATATCTAAATTATAACACAAGGGAGTTTGAGTGTCAACCATTTGTGTTATTTAGATTCTTCAATTTGCCCAAAATCACTGTGCCAGTGACTGAGCTTGTGATTTGACTGTTGCAATTCCATGGTCCATGATCCGAGCCACACCCGAAAATCCCACGGTTGCCACAATCAGTCCAAATACAAAACCGTAAATAAATTTCATTTTTGTACATCCTGAATTTGAGTTTTGGCATGATCTGCACGGTCGGCTACTTGCCCAATTCCCAGTGCTACGGCAATCACAATCACGGCTTCAATAGCCAATACAAATAAAATTTGCATGATATTTCCTTAAGATAAAACTGTCACCCTGTTGAGTTGAGTGGTTGCATTGTCACGGTGAGCTTTGACAGTACCACGGATTTTCACGCCAGGTCCTAGATCGATAGGAGCACGATAGCTGAAAAACACACTGCGGTTTTCACTGTCTACCGCAGTCACAAACCATGTGTTGAAATTTTGACTATAACTAGTTCTCAACACTTCGATATCCAGAGTGATCTTGTCACCAACTTGTCCCACGTGCTGATTCACAGTTTGACGCAGACGTGAATCACTTTCTGCACGAGCTTGACCACGTGCCTGGCTGGCTGGCAAGCATGGCACCACTGCCAAGGCCAACCGGTCTAGATTGCTGTCAAATTCTGACTCTACAGCCAAGACCTTTTGCACACTCAAATCAAAATCGCCGAGTTGACCTTTTAAAGCTTTGACCGTGAAGTCGCCACGCACCCAGTCTAAACATTCTTGTCCGGCCTGGACGTCGCCAACATCCAACCGATCAGGATTGGCCAGTAATTCTGCGAACACTTCGCGATTGGTTCTGTATTTTACCACAGGAGGCTCTGCTTGAGTATCCCATTCGGGAGTCTTGACATAGCGATTGTCATTGATACGATGTGCTGCCACTGCCGCGGCCCAGACCATGGTGACTGGATACTTGGTACTGGGCTGAGCTACACGAGTTGATTTTGACGGATATTTTGACATATAATATTGCATGAGTTGCTCCTGTTTTCTTACTATAACTCTATTATAACAAATTGGCAATTTTGGGTCAACCAAAATCACATGGTCCAATACAATTCTGAGGAAGGGTCGCAACAACGAGGAGTGTCCGCATCAATTTCAATCTCAATGCCACTCATGAGATTTGTGACCTTTTTAGTTGGTGCGCGATAAGTTTCTCGGGTCACAATGTTCAGTTGATTTTCGCTCCAGCCTGCTTTACGACAAAGACGGGTGCGAGTTGCTTTGGCTGCACCAAAAGTCTTGTATGCACGAGTTTTATTGGGACCGTCTGTAACGATTAAACCAGTACCTTTGCTAACGATTACATAAGACATTTTTGAACTCCTTGTTACTTACTACGCTGTTATTATAACAAAATGGGTATTTTTGGTCAACCGTTTTATACAAAATCGTAAGTGTACTCACCTTGGACAGGGCCGTTCATTGTCACTTTACCTTGGCCAAATTCCATGACCAATCTGTCAAAAATGTTATCAGCAGTGGCTTTGGAACAGGCGGCAAATAGTGTGCCTGTGTTCCCAAAAAATCCCACATGTTCGTTGTCATTTAACAACGGACGGGTGATATAGCATACATTACTTTCAAATTCCAAATGCGTCATTTACTGCTCCTGTTTACTTACTATACATCTATTATAGCAAAATGGGCATTTTTGGTCAACCAAATAGTGTTGCATAAAAACAACACTATTTGGCCTTGTAAGCCCTGTAAAAATGGGGTTCATAATCCATGTACGCACAATAAGCCCATTCAACTTTGCGGTCTCTCCACCAAAGATCTTTGTGCTCACCCCGTAATATATCCGTCATCATGGCCTTGTTATTGCGAGTGACCTGTGCTTTGGCTGAACTTTCGCGCTCGTATGCACTTACACACTTGCCGGTTTTGACTTTGTATACTACGAAAAACATTTTACTTTTTGAATGAAACTTTAAACACGTTGAACACACCACCTATCAACAACATGGCTAACCAAGTGTCAAAGGTGTAGGGAATAACCAGCACAGGAAAAAGAGTATTCAAGGCCCAGATGGTCACCAAGGGTGCCACAAATACCAGGCAAATCATGGCCAGTGCCAATATAATAATGGTTCGATCTGCGGTAGTCATCATGCCACCTCCAACATGTTGGCAGGCACTCGATATGTTCCAACAGCCGTGGCCACTGTGATGTACTTGATGGCAATCTTTTGCACTGTGCCAAGATAGGTGCGACCATTGCGACTGCTGGTAAACTTGACCTGTGTGCCAGGCACCATGGTTCGTTTGTTGTCTTGAACAATTTCTGCACGAGCAAACCTCACTGCAGACATAACCAAGTCCAAGTCTGCATTGGTAAGTTCGCCAAACTTGATGGCATGAGCAATTTCTTTAACATTCATTACAGTGTCTCCTCTTGATTTCTTTGTTCCAAAAGTTGTTCCAAAAATGACTTGCGAATCTCATCGCTCACACCTGAACTCTCAAGACTTTGATACAACTCTAGTTCTTGTTGTAATTCTTCAGTGGTACATGTATCGTACTTCTCTAAAAAATCCATAAACAATGATTTCATCTGTCCCATTTTACACTCCTGTTTTTCTAAAATAACCATAACTCAGTCCCAGCAAGAAACAAAGGTATTCATCGTCACCGTTTGAACCTTCAGCTTCGTGAATCCAACGCAAGGCCATGGCGCGATTCTTAGCACCTGTCTGCAACAAGCTCAAAACACGCATTTCAAAATCATGTGCGGCCTCTGCCTGTTGTTCTTTTTGCAGTTGATTATCAGCCTCAATGATTTTGCCCATGATCTCAAATTGCGAATTGAACTTGTCAAGAGTCCAAGTGCTGAAATCAAAGCGTGGGCGAAAGCCATAGGCATCTTTGTGCATGTCACTGTAGATTTCTTGTGCCTGCTCTAGTTCAGACAATTCTTCCCAGAATTTTAACATATCTGCTCCTTGACTCTGCTATTTTACTCGTCGTAGGCTTCATCGCCCATTTCAGTTACTCTTTCTTCTACTACGCTCAAATCAACGATTCGAGCAGTCTGATCTTCATTGCTTACACCCTGGAAGGCTGTACGGAATGATTGACACTCGGCCAAAAAGTCGGACACATCCAACTGATCCCAGTCGTCTGGCACTTCAAGTTCTTGAGTCAATAAAGTTTCAACAATGACTTTCATAGTGTACTCCTTAAACTGTTGCTGATTGGTTGCGTTTCTCATCCATTGACTCAAACAAGATGAATTTGGCAATGTTCATATTGCAACGGATTAGCTCGTCTGTGAATGGAGCAGGGATGGTGGGGTTCTTCATTGCAATCAATTCTTGGCAATCAGAAAGAATACCAGCAACAACCATTTCAAGACCCGAACACTTTGCAGTGATTGAATTCATGTAGCGATCACGAATTTGTTGCTCTGTCATTCCGTACATTTTAATTTCGTTTGTCATCTTTGCTCCTTTTTGTTTAATATGCTGTTATTATAACCAATTTGGCATTTTGAGTCAAGTGTTCAATGACTGTTGAGTGTGGGTTTTTGACTATTGATCAACTCACGCTCCATGGCATGTGCAGGCTTTCTGCCACGCACAATGTCAACTAAAAGTACTACAAAAGCTTCTGCACCGTGTTGTCTAATGCTGTTGCACAAAGCCCACGATTTGTTTTCAGTGAGTGCACGGCGTACATGCTTCTGAAAGCGAACTTTCAAAGCATTTCGCACTTGGCTACCACAAACAGTAATACCAATATATGACTCGTTGGTGTTAGTATTCACTAACATATAAACTGCATGTTTGGTGTCTTGGCGGCGTTTTCTTGTCTTCATGTTAGTATTATAGCAAATTGGGCATTTTGGGTCAACCACGACAATGTGGCATTTTTGCCACAAAAAAACCCTGTAAAATACAAGGTTTTTGGTGTTGTTTTTCAGCAACAATTAGCCAAGTCCTCGGCCACCGCCGCCTGAGGTTTGTTTATTGGTGTCGCACATGTTGCTTTGCACATCGCCATAATCGTACAAAATGTCGCTGACATTTAGATCGTCTGGAAAGGTCATTTGCCCGCCACCGTTGTCCGTGATAATACCACTTTGTGCACATTGCATCATAAGCCAGTGCAATTTTTTTTCTAACAATCTCAGTGCAGTATCATCGTCAATTCTAGTGTCGTGGCTTAGAAAGTTGTCCATTGATATCTCCCAGTTGGAGTATTTAGTCAAGCACTATTTCGTACTCGTCTTTGCCGCACCCACATTCAGGACAGGTGAAATCCTCAGGCAATTCAGACCATTTGCCTTCAAGTTCTTCTTCGTGCACGTGTCCACAAACTACGCATACATAAAATTCTTCCATTATAGTCTCCTTAAATTACTGGAAAAGTTATTGAATCCAATTTTTGTTGATATGCTTCTGCGTGTCGCTTTTCAATTTTTGTCAAGGCTGCAAAACGTTTTTCTGCTTTCTTCAAGATTGCAGCAAATTGTTCAGCATGCTCTTTGGATTCCTCAATTTGATGTTTGGCTTCGTGTGCAGCTTTTAGCTCGCCTTCGCGTAGGGCAAATTGTTCAAATTCAGGATACATTTCAGTGAACTCATAAGTTTCACCTTCAATGGCTTTTTCCAAACATTCTCGAGTGGTTGGTTTGCCTATCAACAATTCCAGGTGTCCCCAGGCATGCATGAGTTCTTGATCAGCAGTGTGCTCAAAGTGTTGGGCAATATCTTCGTGACCTTCGGCCCGAGCTAGTTTTGCAAAGTAACGATATTTGGTATGAGCTTGTGACTCGCCAGCAAATGCTTTTTCTAAACTTACAATTGTGACTGATTTATTATTTGCCATGTATTCTCCTTTAAAAGTTTTATTGTATAATAGTAATTATCTTTAAAATCAATGATTAATAGTTTTTTACTGAAAATATTTTTATTGCAATAATAGAAAATTGCTATAGCAATTTTCCAGCTACCGCAATGTTTTTAATATGTGTCTTGACAAAATCAATTTCAAATGCTGAAAGCATAGGATTTAAATTTTGTCCAGCAACAGTGTTAATCTCAAATGTGTTTGTATCTATTGTAAAATCACTATTAAAAAATATATTGTTTCCTTGGCCATGATGCAATTGTGTTATTAATTCAATGAGACGATAGGACGACCATGATAGTATCTCTTGTTCATCTTTGACAAAATAAGTTTTTGGATCCAAATGCAATTTATGAGGAACATAAAAAATATCAGGCTGTGGAATGCTGCCGTCCTCGTGATGATGCCACGGCATTATGATGGTAGGTATTGATAGCAAATGTGCAAGATGGCATATACCACCTTCGTAACCTATCACACAGTCACACAGTTCGTTTAGCATCCATATTTTTTGTTCGACACTTGTATCTACTAAATTAAATGTTATTACGTCGTAACCTGCTAATTGAATCAATTGAAAAACATCAGCCCAGAATTCTTGTGAGTTGAATCGATTATAGGGAAATGCATTATGAGGAAATTCGTTGTAGAAATTGCCAGTGGCTAGTCCAATACAAGGTTTGCGTTTGTTGCTTATAGCATATTTTCTATCAAATAGTGTCAAATAATCAGTATCAAAATACGGACTAAAAAATTTGCTCTTGTCAGTACACTTTGGCCATATATCATATTGTAGTATTTCTTTATCAATAATGGTCAGCTGAGCCAGATTAAATATTTTTTTTAAATCTCTAACAGTTGTATAGTCAGTTGGGGCATACAACACAATGTCTTTGCCAGAGTGCAATAGCATAGACATTATTGATATGGTTGTACCAAGTCCAGTGGGCGATATTTCGTACTCTAGCATTGCTCTTATTTAAACAAAAGCCTATTTGCTTTTACAAATAGGCTTTTCTATAGGCTTCTAGTGCTTTCAATCGAGCTATGAGCAATCTAATTTGCACATATTCAGAAAGTTTTTCTTCCTGCTCATGTACAATTTGACCAAACTTGAAGCTACGACGATTGCGACCCAGTGTAATTGAATCGTCAATTACAATGCTATTTGGATTACTTGGTCTTGGTCTCTTTAGCTTCGACTTTCTTTTCACTTTTGACAGGCGCGGTGTCATTTTTGTGAGGAGCAGCAGGAGCAGTAGCTTCAACTTTTTTGGCTTCAGCGGCTTTGGGAGCATCGGCGGCCATGGCTGACATGGCAAATAAAGCAATGGTGATTGCAACGAGTTGTTTCATGATTAATCCTTTAGGTTATACGTATTTTTATCTACGTATATATATAACGCCTTGGCAGACTGATCAGTTGACAAGTATACGCTTTTTGGTAAAAATATAAATGCCCTCGCTTTTGGTTGACTGCTCAGCACGATTGTTGCCCACGCCAGGACGTGTGGTCAGCAACATGTTCACTGTTTGGTGATATTCAAATCCCACTTGTTCACTTATGGCTTTCCAACGATCTACAATTTCAAATTGTTCTTTGCCATTTTTATAATCTGCTATGTTTACAGCATACACACCATCAGACTCTAGACTGCGGTGTATCATTTGCAGCGTGGGGGCTACATACTGTTCAAACCAAGCGTCAAGGTTTCTATAGCGGTTCATGCACTGTGTGGGCTCATCACAGTAGGTCTCCAAGTTAAAATAGGGCGGACTTGAAAATGCAGCATCGTATGAGTCAGGCGCTGGACCCATTTCTTCACTGCCACAGTTGTACATTTCATATCCTGCACCCAGGCCCACATCAGTGATTAACTCGCCCAATGCTTGTAATCCTTGATAGGTACGAGTGTTGGGATCTATACCCGAATAGTGATAACGCAGATTGCTGGTCAGTGCGCCCAACATGCGTCCGCCGTAGCCTGAACTGAAATCCAACACACGGCCACGAAACACAGGGCAAATATACTCCCATACTGCACGAGCGTTCATGGGCTTGAAATTCTGTATGGTTCCGCCGTTGACCAATTCCAGTGCAGTTCTCAAACTCTTGGGATGCACTGCCAGATCACCGTTGTCACGGAACTTGTAACAGATTTTGATAGCACGTTTCAGCTTGTTGTCGTGATTGAATCTGGATCTAATACTCACAGTTGCATTGTCGTTCCACTTGGCATCCTGCATGTTAGGAAACCAAAAACGACCAAAAGCCGACCCTGCGGAACCACCAATGGCCAGGGCATTGTTTTTCACAGACTTACGAGCCGCGGCCACTGCCAGGATCTGTTGTCTACATCCTTCAAGGCTGTAGTAGGTAACAGGAACAACACCAACTGATCTATATATATCAAACGCCGCTTGTTGAATGGCTTCTCGACCAGCATCGTCTGCTGCCGTCCATGCTTGTTTGCTTAGTGCTCGTAGTTGAGCATCCACTGATTCATATCCAGTGTATTCATCAGAAGTGGGGGTGACCCCCCACTCTGCGCAAATACTATCGTAATAGGTCTGAATCAGTGACACGTTCTATTCCGATAAATGTATTTTCTATTTCCCAGTGTACCCATGCATGGACCGCTTGATGATCGATTGTTTCATCGATCCATTCATATCTAAATCCCTTGGTGCCTGACACAATGTGATCGTAAAAATCAGATTTGATTCTATTTTCTAGTTCACGTATAAGCCGTCCGGGACCAGTCCAAAGTCCTGTGAATTTTACCACATGCCCAACATGGCCCTCGTAGCCTTGAATGCGTCCTGTTGGGTTAATGGTAATGCCAAAACAAGTTCTTGCTAGAACTTGATCTGTGGCATCGTCAACAAAACGATGACGCCACAAATAAAAGTAACAAGGCTTAGATTCCTGCATACAAATTCATTCCGGGCACCACAGGCATATTTAACTTGCCAGCATACTTTTTACTGTCAAGATAATCCAACACCAAGATTGGAGTAAGGCAACTGTCACTCCAAGATTTGTTTAGATTGTTTTGATACTGAAATGTCTCTAACCTTTGCTTACAATCTCTGTGAAAGGCTTTGGGCGAGCCGTACAATGTTTTAAACATATCAAACAAGTCATTTTCTATTGCGGCATCCAATTTAATTGCTGGTTTGCTAGTACGAGCTGCATGATGTAGCCGACCAAATGCTAGAATAAAACCACCATCTACACCTTTTTCATTTGGGTAATAACGGTTGTGCCAGGCCAACGCCCAGTCCAAATCTTGCTTGGCAAGATCAAATACCTTTTGTTCTGTACCATGGCCAGCGATCAAATTACAACCATGCAAGTATGTGACCATACCAGGTGTGGCCTGATTGCGTTGTGCCGCACTGGCCTTGGCCGGAAACATACTGTTATTTTCAAGTATCTGCTGGATTTCTTCACTTTGCTTGTCTTCAGTGAATTCAGAATTATAAAGCCTAACACCGTTTACACGACTACGATGCAAGTGGAATGCATCGATGGGTTTGCGCATACCGCCATTGATTTGGCGGAATCCATAGTTGCCCACTGCTTCGCCTTTGAGATCAGAGCCAGGAACTTCCATGTCTTCATCAAATGCTTTGATTTGAATCAAATGCTCCGGACTGACTAATCCAGCCTGCATCAAGTGGAATATAATACAAGAACTTTGTTGACCTTCCCAGGCACTGTATCTGCCATTGGCCAACTTGGTACACATCACTGGCATAATAATGCGTGGATCAAATCTTTCAAGAATATCTGCTTGATGTTCCGCTTCGGCATCACGTTGAATCTCAACGTTGATGTCAATTTCTCTGGCTGGTACCAACAAAAGCTCACCAAAGTGTTCTTGAGTATATGTTTGTCCAGCAAGACGAGCTTTTAACTCAGCAACGGCTTTTTGAACTTTGGGATTGGCGTTGGCTTGTGCAGCTCTTTGAGTCAGTGGTACATAAATGCTTTGAGCATTGTTGGGTGTAAGCCTGCGATTTTGTTGTAAAACAATAGGTGCAAACGGATTGGCACCTCTGTTCACAGAGCGAGGTAGAGTACCGGAATTTACAGTTGTTGACATTTTAGTTTCCTTTATGAGTTAATTAAATTGTTTTTTAAAACAGCCCGGAGCCGTCTTATCAAACAGTTGTAAGTATACTTAAAAATCACTTGTTTGTCAACCTCATGCGTTTATGATCTGGGAAAAACGTTGTAAAAATGCACCACTGAGACAAGAAAATTCTGCGCCATCACAGTGCCTACGATAGTACACCCAGTCACGGTCAATCCTGACAATTTCATAGGTGCGCATGTCGCGGTCAAACCATTTCGATTCTGGTGTCATGTTTTGATTCCTTTTTAGAACTAAATTCACGCTGGAGATAATAGTTGGCCAGCTTGGCTGAGATCATGGCAGGCAAATCATAATAGGGAGTTTCCAGCAAGAAATTTACATCAATGCCGCCCCATGTGCCGGTGCGAAGAAATTGCTCTACGGCTTTTCTATGTTCAACATTGGCAGCATTGAAAATCACAGTTGGGCGACGAGTTAGATCCAAACAGCTCATAACATTTCCAAAAAGTTAGTAATAGTGTTATTGTAACAGAAATCCAGTCAAAGGTCAACCTAGCGCCAACGCATGCTAAATGCCAGGTAATCTCGTTCTGAATCAAAATAAAAGATGTATTTGCCAGGAGTGCGTTCCGAACTGGTTTCTACCAGTTGCCAGCGCCATTCATCGTCCATTCCAGCCTTGCACCATGCCAAGATATACTCAATTTCGCCAAATGGTTTGGCAATTTCGCAGGCATGTTTGAAACTCACTGCATCACGAAGCCAAGCAACTGGGGGATCTAATAGCATGTTTAAGGTTGGGGGTATTCTTGATCGTAACGGGCGTACACACGCTCAATGGCTGCATCAAACAACTGTTCGGGCAGACGCCATTGATCATAGCTACGGCCAATATCATTCACATATTGTTCACTGGGATAACCTCCCAAGGGCGGGTTCATTTCGTAAATGAAAAACTGCCGTCCATTTTGAGTCAAGTTACGTTTGCTGTAGTAGTGCGGAAATCCTTCAAAGTGATCCAATTCTTCTTCACATTTAGGAGTCAAGTTCCACAACACGCCAGCACATTGAGCACCTGCTGTAGGCACAACTGTGGCATGTGTGTAAAATTCCAACTGCCAGTTCTGCAATACCATCACACCCAATGGTCGTGAAGCAGGGCATCGTCGTTGCATCACTGCACGATTCATGTTGGCGCCATAGGCAAAATAAAGACGATTACGCAAGATACTGTTCCTTTATGTACTTATCTGCTCGAACAAGGTCT